TTGACCCTATATCTCCAATAAGTATATCTCCAGATATAGATTGTAAAGTCTTTTCTATAGTCGATTCATTATCACATGTCAGAATTATTGTTGTTATCTTCATAAAATCTTCTGGAAATAATGTGCTCTATAATTTCTGCCTCTTCTGTCTTATCACACTCTTCATAATATTTTTTTAAATTGATATAAGCTTTTTCTGCGCTATCGTGCTCTAATACATTAAGAAGATGTTCTATAATCTTTTCCACATGTTATTATAGAGCAGAGAAAGAGAGAATAGAAATCCTATTGAAAAGAAAGAATGATATAATATAAATTAATGCATAAATAGGATTACATGGCTACAGAATATCTTAATAATAGAACCTTTGAAAATATCATAAACACTTTTCAAACTTCTAAAAAAACAAAACACAAATACGAGCTTATCGTGGAAGATTTAGATGATGCGTATAAACGTAAATCTAAAAGAAACGCAAATAAACCTGAAGATTCCAAAACATTAAAATCAAAAAATCGTGTCTTGAGAACTTCTATTCTTTCTTTTGAAGAATCTCAAGATGCTTTGGCTACTGCGTTTTATACTTTATCTGAGAATATAGCAAGATATGCTAAATTTAGTTTTATTGACCCAGATGATGCAATTCAAGAAGGTGTTTTAATTTGTTTCGAAAAAATAGACAGATTTGACCCTTCTAAAGGAAAAGCTTTCAATTATATGACTACTTGTATATTAAATCATTATAGACAGCTTTATAGGTCAGCTAGAAATTATAATGAATTAAAGAAAAGGTATCAAAATTTTATGAATTTCCAATCTGATAATAAACCTATGAAAAAAGCAAAGTTTATTGAATAAATTTTTATTTTTTCCTTGTACTTGTTAATTTGTTTATATATAATTTATCTTATGAATATATTGATTGAATCTATAGAGCAACGAGAGTTAGTTGATAAGTTAAAAAATGCCGGTCATTATAAGTTAGTTGAAACTTTATTATGCAATAGTAAAGTTTATACTAAAAAAGGCCGTCTCAATAAAAGTGCCGCATGTAGAGCTTTAGGATGTAAAACAAAACAACTAGAAGACGCTCTTGCTGCATGTAGAGAAATACTTCACAAAGAGTTTGATGAATAGATAATTAATCTATAAAGGCTCTATCGTATCTTAAAGTGACATCGGCTGTCATATAGGAGGAATCCCCCATATCCATTTCTCCGAAATCAACAGTTTGAGGCCATGCGTTTTCGTATTTCCAAGTTTCTATGACATTGCCACATCCATCAAATAGTTCTAATCTAGCTTCTTTTTTAAACTCATTTTCGCCAGATGGTAGCCAAGTGCCATTCCCAGATGCATCATAAATAGTTCGAATCCACTCAAACACAGGATGTTCATCTCTTTTTAAATCATATAGAACTAATGTGATTGGCTTCCAATCAGGTCTTGCTGGATAATAAACATTTTCAATTAAATGCTTCACTTCCATTTCTTTGAAAGAAATATTTGGTCTTGCACTTTTTAGTGGTGGCAAAGAATTTACGCTATTCTGGTCGGCTGATATTCCTTCTATTGTCAAAAGCCAACGAAATTTTCTTTTAAAACAAGTCTCCTTATTTTCGAGACCGAAATCAAATCCCATCTGTCTAGCCATAATTCACTCCTTAGAATTTACCAAAAAAGTCCCCCAAGATTGGGGGACTTTCTTAGCAAGTTTAATAAAAGGGATTAAACAGTTACGGTACCACTTGCGATATTGCCCGTATTTACACCACCAGCACCACTGCCTGTAGAAGAGGCTCCAGCATCGCATTCTGTGCAGCAACCACTTATATCTACCTTTGGGCAGAAACTCGTGTATTTGACTGTGGAATATCTAAGAGTTAACTCAATATTGGATTCCTCTGAGCTAGAATAATCCAACTCGCCAAAATTAATTGCCTGCGGCCATAAATCTTCAAGTATCCATTGTTCGATGGCTGTTCCACAACCATCATATAATTTCAAGACACCCTTGGCGGCATAATCGCTTCTTCTTGAACCCATTTTCAAGTTAATTGGGTCTGTGAAGTCATATACGGAAGCCAGCCACGTCCACAGCGGGATATTAGCTCTATCGGCCACATCGTAGTATGTTACTGTAATAGTTTCCCAAGCTGCCTTACCGGGAATCCACCCTTTGGCATTGAGTCTATTTATTTCTGTTTCTTCAATAGTTAAATTGGGCCTAGCTGCAAGCTTTACAAAACTATCGGGAACAAATAACTGCTCGTTATTACTTGTTGAACATACATCTTCTACTTTGAATGTCCAACGAAATTTTCTTTTAAAAACAAGGCTTCTATCCCCTAGTTTGCCCAATCCCATTTGTTGTAGTGCCATAATTTATTCTCCTAAATCTTCTATTTTTAACATCCTTCGCAAGTACACGGGTCAAACTTATTTCCACATTGAGCAGTGTATTGAACTCTAGAATATCTTAAAGTTAATTCTATATTACATTCCTCTGAACTAGAATAATCTAGTTCGCCGAAGTTAATGGCTTGCGGCCATAAATCTTCTATCTTCCATTCTTCTACGCCTTTTCCACAACCATCATATAATGTTAAAACCCCAATGCCAGCATAAGCTGCCCTATTCCCTCCCTGATTAGATTGATTCTTATCTGAAAAGTTGTATACAGAAGCAAGCCAGTTCCATAAAGTATCAGAACCCTCACCCTTTGCAACATCATAGTAAGTTACTGTAATAGTTTCCCAAGCTGCCTTACCCGGAATCCATCCTTTTGCATTAAGGAAATTAATTTCGGTTTCTTCAACTGTCAAACTAGGTCTGGCTGCAACCTTTACGTAGTGCTCCGGTATATTCCCAGCGCATGTTTCTTCAATTTTAAATGTCCATCGAAACTTGCGTTTGAATATCAAGTCTTGACTGCCAAGCTTACCTAGAGCCATATCTACCACTATTACTATCCTCCAACTATTCTTTAGAAGTTGTCAACACTTTCATCAAAGCTTCCAGTTCTATGGATGCTGAATTCTATAAAGATAAATTCAACTGCTCTTAGTGGCTGAATGCCAATTCTTGCACGGAATTCATTTCTGTCGATTACATCAGACGTATTCAGTTCTTCGTCTGCCTTAATTATGTATGCGTTAATACCTCGTCCTACTTGGATTTCTCTAAGAATCGTATCTGCTATTCTTGTGAACTGTTGACGGAACTCATCATCATGCGGGTCAAACAGCAACCTGCGTGAAGCTTGACGAATTCTTTTCTCTACCACGAACATCAATCTTCTGACATTCACTCTATCCAATGCCGTAGGCGCTCTCTGGAGTGTTTTCTGACCCCAAACCAAGAAGCCCTCTGAGTCCGAGAATTGAACGATTGGGTTAATCGCATTGCGATTCCCGTACATCGAATCTCTCTCTTCCAATGTCGGACGACTAAACACATCTGTAATTCCGGGTACAACTCCTCGTGTGGTTCCCGCTGGAGCGAACCAAGGAGCGGCGAAGTTATCACTTCGGGCGTACACGGCCATAACAGAACCAGATGGCGGAACCCAAACATTAACACCATTGAAGGTATCAGAGATTTTAACCCAAGGCCAGTACAAGGCACCGAAATCTGAATCAAATCTTGTTGAGTTCAGTGGGTGAGTACCATTTTGCCATTGAATTATTTCATTTACAGTAAGACCAAACGGTGGGTCAACAATAGCCAGACAATCCATTCTCAAGCTTTGGCAAATATACAACATGGCAATTATAACTGCCGTAGACGAATGACCCGGAACGGCAATCAAGTCTATGTCAATTTGCTCTGGCTCCGACAATGCGAACATCCCCGTAAATCCAATTTCATTTCCGATAATCAAATCATCTTGTTCATCTGGGTCTGCCGGGATTCCGTCTGCACCACCAACTAAGGCATAAGCACTTCCAACAGCACTATCGGCTGGGGAAGCTACTGTGGCTGTATTATCGTCTACACGGATGAAATCTGAAACCAAGGCCAAGAATGTTTCTACATAGTATCTACTTGCTTGGTTCTTCGTAAGATTACCCCACGATTCAACCTGTACGCCTGAAGAATATACTTCCATAACGAAAGTGTTATCGTTCTCGTCATTGGTAATTACTACCTGAGTATTATTTCCTTCGATTCCAGCACTATCTGCCATTAAGGTAAAGCAAGTTCCCGTGGCTGCTGCACCAGTGATGATTCCAGCATGGTCATTTGCGACACCTGTTGTAGCTTCTGGGCTTACTCCGCTTGCGGTAACTCCTGTAAATCCAAATACAGAATACGATGCTACTGTTTTAACTAATATTTGTGCATCACGTCCAAAGTGTTCGGTGCGGAACGACAAGTTGTTCGTTCCAACAAGATTTACTGCTTCAAATCCACCCGAAAGATTATTGACGATATAATCATTAATTTCAGTAACAACTTCACTAATTGTATTACTTTGTCCCTCTAAGTTTTCGAGGTCAATTATTTGTATTGTATTATCAATCAATACGTTATCTGTTCCATCCACCACAATTTGGAGCGACATATTTGTTAAGCCTGTGAAATCATAACTTCCGGGCAATGTACCGGAATCTACTGGATATCTTGCTGCCGAACCAGTGGTGATAGCTTGAGTCATTCCTGTTCCCAAGCCTGTGATGGCTGCTGCTCCGCCATAAATCGAACTTAAAACCGATACCATTTCGATTGAAGCATCTGAACCATATGCGTAGGTGCTATGAATCTGTAATTCTCCAGTAGTCGCTTCCACAAAAATAATTCCATCGAAGTTCATTCCAAGGTCGTCAGCATCAGGTTCATCAAGCTGGTCGTTTAGGTCTTCTACTATCTCAGTAACAGTCAAGCTAACCGGAACTGCTACTGTTGCGTCGTCGGCGACCACTAATGTCTTAGATGACAATACGCCATTAACTCTCCATCGGAAGAATCCCGGTGCAGTGAAACTATACGGTCCAAGGTCTTCAGACTGTATGATTACCGAAGTACCAGAAATGGGAACTGCTACTTCTGCTATCTGTGCCGCTTCATCGTTGACCAAATCGGTCTGGGCTACTCTTACTACCCATAGTTCGTTAGCAATAAGAAGATATTGCTCTGCCGCATAAATCAGGTAGGGGTCACCTACTTCTGGATGCGGCCAACCGAATACGGTATGTAGCTCTCTTGATGTTCGCACCGTTGTTGGAATATTGATTGGTCCCTTACTTGCGAAACCTACCAAACCAGCACGATGGAACGAATCTTCTGCTGCGATAAAACTCAAATCTTTCTCAGTTATTCGAACAGAAGGACTAATTGTGTTCGATGGCGGAAATCCTCTTAAAATTGCCATATGTTTTTCTCCCTATAAGCTATTCTTGTATTTTTTTCGTCGAAATAAGGCCCAAACCCTCAACTCTATCAATATATTCCGTATGACTTTCATCTGTAATCACACGGACATTATGCCCCTTACCAACACCCGGAATATTCAAAGTTGTAAACGCCTTTGGTGCTTTCTTTGAACGCACAACCAGTTGTATGGGGCTTCTCAACTTGTTTGTAATTTCTATCATGGTGTCCAATCATCTACGGCTACTTCTAGCCTATCTATAGATTCTGATATTTCTTTAACATTTAAGTTGTCATAAATATCTATCTTTGTTTTCAAAACAGCCTTGTTTCTTCTTATCGGCTGTGGTATATACGTCTCTGCTGTCATATTAACTTCAAACTTAATTACTCTAATATTTTCGTCGCCCGGTTCTATCTCAGCGTTGTTTGCTATCGAATCTATTTTCACGCCTGTTTCCCATGCAACTCCTCTAACTCGTATGTATGCTATAGGCGAAAATTTTGTTAGGATTTGTTCTAAAAGTTGGTTCATATCTTCTACGTAAAGCGTCCATCCGTATAATGTGTACCCCACATCGACAGGTATACCCCTTGAAATTCCAAATACAGTGTCTCTTTCATATTTTTCATTTACAGTAAATCCCGGCTTACCATCGGTTCTTAGACTTCGTAAATAATCTGTAGCACGATGGTAAATATATCTGTCTTGATTAAAATCAAAAGAATTAGAATAAATAGCCAGCATAGGAAGTTTAATTCTGTCCACTACCAAACTATTGTCTTTTCTTACGTTTTGTTGTAAAACAGCGGCTACTGCTTTTTCCTGCGTTGCCCAAATAATTGGCACTGGATGAGCTTTACCATCCTCATCTAAAACAACAACATTTCGAAACAAATCCATCACTGCTTCATCACACCCTCTTAAGGCTTTTGAATATCTATAAACTACATTTCTATTTGGCTTTTCTACGTCATTAACTATTTGACCTGTTTGCATTGGGTCGCATAAACGCTGCTCTCCAATACCAACTTTTTTATTGCTTATATCTGTAAGCCAACCATCATCTCTTGTGCCATTATCATCACAAAAAACATCAGGTGGGTTATCCATTATAGAGCCGGGGAGACCCTTATCTTGAGCACATGCATCAGCTAATGATTTTTTGTTTTGTGCTCCCAAATTGACAAGTCTATTTTTAGCCATACAAATTATATAGATTTAGTAGAATGAAAAAATGTCATGTATATAAGACAGGAGATAATTATTATGCTTGAATACAATATTTGGTTAGAAGGAAACCAGCAAAAAAAGAAATTACAACGATTAGCTAAAGATGGAAATGTAGATATCTCTGAACTTTCCATCGAAGAATTAATCATGGGTATGGAAGTTGAAAAAGAACATGATGGCAGAATGGGGAAAGATACAGATGTGGTTGGCGGTGACTTTACAAAAGTATTAAAAATTACCGTTGCCCATTTAAGAGAAGACCCTAAGTATTATACCAAGTTAAAAAAAATAGAAGGTAAGCACTAAACAATTTTAAAATCTGGTGCCTTCTGTGTTACATTTCCCTCTCCTGTTGTAACACTCTCTTGGAACCTTTGTGCTATAATTGTTAATCTCATCGCACCCCACAATTTAAATTCTCCTAAATTTCTTTGAACGATAACCCAATTTTCTCGTAGGTGTGGAGTATAAAGACGAGAACCTATTTTAGGAGCATGTCCTACAGCGTCTAAGACAGCTTTGTAATTTAATTCAAATAACATTTCATCTGGCGAATCTATACCAAACGCCCCTTGGTCATTCGTAGAAGAAATTGGCTCATAAGTACAATAAAGTTGAATTGGATTATTAGAGAAAATCTTACCACGGTCTTCCCAATAAATTGGGTCTACTGTACCTTCCTGAATAAAAACTTCATAATAGAAAATAGGTGAGCCGCCCATCTGTATTATTTCTTGGTCCCAAAGATTAAATAAATTTAATTCTGGGTTTTCGGGGTCAAATTGTTGAATGCTCCCAGCGGCTTGATATGGAGTTCCACAGGAATTAAGTAACATTTTTATCCCCTATTCTAAAGTAATTCTTGGCGTAATAGTTATTGTTCCTCCACCTGAAGGTATTGAGAACGGTGCTGCGTTGAATCTTTCAATCCATAATATCGTGGTACTTGCGTCATCCAAAATATTATTTGTTACGTAATATCCGTAAACTGAAGAAGCTCCACCAAAATAGAATGACAAATCCACATTATATTCGGCAGTTGTTATGTCCGAAGCTTCGGTAATAACCCAGTTAGCAGGAGTAAGCTGAATGGGAGCATACAAATAATCTGCAACCTCTGTCAGGTCTGTTCTTACAATAGTTTCTGTGGGGCTACTTATGGGAGCGGTGTACAAACGATAATAGAAACCACCAGCAGGAATAGCTGTTTCTCCCAACATATATCCTAACAGATTCGCCTCTCCTTCAACTGGTGCAATTAAAGACATCTTTTTTATCCTTTCTTTTTATATACTACTAGTAACTACTTTAATCTAGCTAGAATATATATAAGTCTTATAGCTAAAAAGGATATAATGTGATTAAAAAGAAAGATGGGACAGTATATCGTCTTAATTCCCCTAACCCTCTTGTTTCAGACCAAGAATTTTGGGCGGAAAAAGATGAATTTATAATACACAATTTTGATTGGGATAAAACCTTAACAGAGTTGGGAGATTTTTTACCATCATTCCCACTTCAAAAACCTGAGCCTGAAGAACCTAAAATAATAGAGCCTGAAGTAGAACCTGAAGTAATAGACCCTGAATCATTCCCACTTCAAAAACCTGAAGTAATAGACCCTGAAGTAAAAGAACCCGAAGAAGAAAAACCTTTATATCTTAAGAATGTTGTTGTGATTCACTGCCAGCCAGTTATCATCAAAGAACATAAAGATGATTTATATGATGAATCATATAAAAAAAATCAGTATGGAGAAAAATTTACTTTTGAAGGAATCATAATACAGAGAGAAGATTTTATGATTCTTTTTTGGACTAATATAGAATTAACAAAAAACTCCATACTCTACCCTAGCAAATATAGGGATGGGGTAAAATTTGGTGATTATCGTTGGTGGAAAGTAAATGATATGAGAGAAAAATCTGGTGGATTTGTTGTTCAGGCAGTTGTTTCAGATTATCAACCAGATTTTACTTAATCTGTTTCAAAAATTTTAGGGGTTTCAACAGGGGATATTATTGACACATCTATCCCTTTTGTTTTTAATAAAGCTTTATGTTGATTTGTCGAAAGAATAAATCCGGCTTGGTATATTTCTATTAACATCATAGCAACCCGTCGATAATCGTCCTCGTGACGAACAGAATCCGAAACTCTTTCTAATATTGCCCAATGCTTTTGAACTATATCTTTTGGTAACAATTGCATAACAAATTTTACCAGAGCTTCAGGATATGGATTTCTTCCTAAAGAATTCATTTTTTCTTCTTTTTACGTTTCTTTTTCTTCTTTTTATGGTATATCTCAGGACTGCCCCACCAATTAAAATCAGGGGAATGAGTGCCATCGTAGATGGCACCTGTCCCCGCCATTTCATTCAGCCATTGTTTAAAACTTATCATTTTTCGACCTATGCTGCTCCCGCTTGCTCACTAGCTTTAGCAATTGCAGCGGCCAAAGCTTGAGATTGTAATACGGTATTAAGCTCTTTGGCTTTTGCCATTTCTTGCGGATTAGTTCTTAATTTTTCAATAAACCCTTGAGAAGAAACTCCTTGAGTAAACGCAGGGGCATTTATATAATCTTTTACATCATCTGGATGTCTAAACATATCAGCAGTTGGCAAATTAAAATCTACATCATGACTTATTTCAGGGGTCGCTTCTTCAGGAGAAGGTGCGGCCTGACGTTGTTGCTGTCCAGCTTGTGCTTGTTGTGTTTCTTCTCCAAAATCTGGTGCAAACATTGGTTTATGACGGCCTTGTTTTACAGAATCAATAGTTTTTTGATTTTTTACGATTTGTGCCAACCATTGTTTCTCGTCGTTACCTCCAATATCTGGTGTTCCTTGAATTAGAGTTAAACCTTTTTTAGCCAGAACTCTATTTGACATAGTACGAGCATAGTTTTTGATAGCCGCCATGTCGTACTCACTTTCTTCTAAATCTTTTTCAAGAACATATTGAGACATAAAGTAAACTTCTAGCTCAGTTCTCACCTGAGATTCTTTAGCAATTTGTGAAATATTACCACCTTCTATATCCTTCTTTTTATCTTTTTGAATTCTGTCTGCTTTTGCCCACATCTCGCCAGATTGATAAGCAAAAGTTATTTTACCATCTTTTATTCCAGTAACAATTTTTCGTTCATCGTCGTCTTCATATTTTCCTCCTCCTCTAAGTGCATCGGCAGCATCAATATCGAACGTCCCGTATTTACTTTTGCCACTTTTCATAGGAGCATCTAAACTTTCTCCCCTTTTTGGTTTTCTTCTTGTGCCATATCCCAAATCTAATTGGGCAACTTCCGCCACATAATTAGATGTTCTGCCCATAATCAACCTTTTTGCGTCTTGGTAATTCATCTCTATATGTGCAGAATCTCCTTCTTTAAGAGATTCTGCAAAACTCACAAATGGGCCTTTTCCGTTTTGTTTTTTAATTAATCCTCTAACATTCATATACATAATAGATTTGCTTTCTCTAAGTCTATCTACATGTAAAGGATTATATTGGCCCTCGGCAGTTTTAATGCCATGGTCTATTCCTTGCAAGATTATACTTTGTATTTCTGACCCATCTAATCCCATTACATTTGTGTTTTGAGGACTTATGGCTATGAAATATTTATCTATAAGAGCGGTATATTTAGCTCTGGTATATCCTATTCTTTTTAAATCAGCATCGCTAATAGGCTCTTTTCCTTTTGTCATTTGGCTTGGTTTGTATTTACCTTTAGAAACAACACCCGGACCTGTTCCCGTAGCTCTTTCCTCTGCTCGATAATCTGATAAACTTATTTCAGCGTCTTTTGTTTCTTGTAGTTCTTCATTAGATTGACCATATAAATCCATAAATGAATCGTAAGGAACTTCTATTCTTTTCTTACCAAATTCTAAAATCTTTCCTTTAGGTAAACTTTCTGCAATTTGTTCTGGTTTTAATGAAGGTTCTGACATTAATTCTGGATTAGCTTCAAATGCTTTTGTTATAAGTGCCTGTAGCATTAATCTACTAGTTGCAAAATTATTCAAACGTCCTTGGGAAAACATTTTTCCGGGTAGAAGTGTGCTTACTTTTTCTTGTGAAGAGGCCGTTTTATCACCCATTTGATAAGTATAATCCACCACAGCGGCTCCATCGGAGGTTGCTCCTACTTTTGCATCTATCATCCCAGAAAGTTGTGCTTGAGAATATAATGGCTTAACAATTCCACCCGCAGCACTATAATTTGCAATTGTTCCATCATATAGAAAACCTACTCCAGTGGCGGGTTTCCCCGGTCCAGCAGATGCCGTTCCCAATACTGAGTCTTTCGCTGGGTCTCCCAATAATCCTGTCGGGATTGCTCCTTTCCAATCATGGACGGCTCCAGCAGCAGTGCTTTTGAGTAATCCTAAATAGTTGGGGGTTACAAGACGCTTTTCTCCTTTGGGAGTTTTTGCTTCCATTGTAATTTCTTTCCAATGGCCTAAGTCGAATCCGTAATCTCCTCCCTCATGTATTGGTGTTATTAGTTTATCTAACAATGGCCCCATATGTAATTGTACATTCTGGAAGGTCATAGGTTTACCACGACCCTTAGCGGCTAAAGTTATTGTTCCCGTTTCTGGTGCCGCCCCTGATTTTTTTCTTTCTAAAGAAGCATATCTTAAACCCTCACCATATCTCCATGCAAGAGCGTTTGGCCACTTGCCCGGAGGAAACTGTAAAAGAAACCTAATATCACTCTCGTCAAACAAAATAGGCATTTTAGGAGTACGCACATTTGTTTTTGTGGCTTCACCAAAGATAGATGGCCCCCGTTTTTGTCCGGGCGTGAAACCACCAATAGGAACTACCCTACTCGCAGCGGCCTGCCTCACAGAATTACCAGATAACCTTCCTTCTACAAAAGAACGAAATGAATTTTTTATCATTTTTTTTACCTCAATTTAAACCGTCTCATATATGTATGCTGTTTATTTGACTTTTAGCTTCTTTTACATATTCTTTGTCAACATCAATTCCAATCCCATTAACACCTAACTTTTTAGATGCAATCAAAGTGTTTCCCCAACCCAAGAACGGGTCCAATATAACCATATCCTCCTTCAAACCATGTAACTTGATGCACATCTCTGGAAGTTTCCAAGGAAATATTGCCGGATGGTCAGCGTTTTTTGGCGCAAACCTCTCTTCCATCCACCTCGCCAAATCTACGGGGTCAATCCGTCTTTCTCTTCTTTTCTTCCCGTTGTTTATCAACCTTCCAGCATTTGCCGCCATTGTGATAATGGCTTTGTTTACTTTAGCTTTTTCTGCCGCCTCTGAAACAGTTAGCCAACTTTTTTCTACCTCTGCCTCAGACACACCAGTTTCCGCCTCTCTAATTATTGTCTCATATGGAATAAACCAACAATTACCACGACATCTTATGCCGCCTTCGTTATTCCATCGTTCGGCATTAAGCTTATCATTATAAGGGACACCAATACCCAATCTATTTACTTTAACATTTCCATCCTTTGTAAAATGGAAAATGTGTTCAAATGTATTGTTAATGAATCTTCCACCCTGTACAGGTTTGAAATGCCCGAATGTTTTGCCGTCTATAAATAAAGACTTAATCCAAGCTATATTGTTTTGTAATACGAATATCTCTCTTGCCACTGTTGCTACATCCATGCCCAACCATGGGTCTTTATTAGTGAATCCTATATTTAGGAAAAAAGACCCATCATCCTTTAAGACTTGCTTTACAAGTTGCATCCATTTACTTGTCCATTCTAGATATTCTTGACGAGGCAGCTTATCTTCATATGTTTTGTAGTCTTTTCCCAAATTGTAAGGAGGGCTACAAACTACAACATCTATGCTCTTCGGGTCCATTTCAGACATGATTTGCATACAATCACCAAGGATTACTTCTTGTTTAACCATAAAATAATATAGTCCAGCGAGTATATAAATGTATAATGGCCAATAATACTTTAGCAATCGGAAGACCGTCTAACAACACCATGACATCTGTTCAATGTCCCTCATCATGTTCAGACCTTGGACCTGTAGACCCTCTGAATAAAAATGAATTAGGACCAAGACCAAACAGAGAAAAAGTCCGAATGCAAATAAGAGATTATATTTTGCATATGCTTGGCGCACCCGCAATAAAGCTAGAATTAGATGAACAAAATATAGACTTCTGTGTAGACCAATCTTTAAAAATTCTAGAAGATTATGCGCCAAGAGAATTTTTCAATTATTATGCAATGAATTCTACTCCGGGTAAAAGTGTATATGAACTACCTCCTAATGTAGGGATAGTAAGAAATGTGTTCTATAAAGAACAAGGAACGTTCGCATTCCAAGCATCCGATTTGGATGGAGCTATCCCGGTTGAATATTTTTATCCCGGTGGTGCTTATGCGTCTATTCAGGGTGGTTTAATTGACCCTATTCAACCTATTTGGGGAAGAATGGGCGAGTGGGTTTTGTATAAACAATATGAACAAATGTATTCAAGAGTTAGTTCAAACCTTGGTGGATGGGAATTCATCGGAGGTCTTAAACATATTAAAGTCTACCCTACACCTCATAGGTCATCGAAAATATTAGTCCACTACTTGCAAAAAAATAAAGATTGGCCCGAAGTAACTCAAGCTATGCAAGAGGGAGCTTTATCCTACGCTAAAGAAATCGTCGGCAGAATTAGAAGCAAATATCCTGCACCTCCGGGTCCGGGCGGCGGAATGCAACTCGATGGACAAAACCTTCTTGCTGAAGCAAAAGAAGAAAGAACAGCATGGAAAGAAGACCTCATATATAGATTTGGGGATATATTGCCCATAACAATGGATTAGCATATGTTATTTCTTTATAATTGTATTGATTAAATTTACATATTTTGTATAATATAATAACATGTTATTAGACAAAAAAACGACACAAGAATTTGGCTATTCTTTTGAAACTGCCGGTTCTACAAAATCAATATATTTACAATGTGATTATTGCGGAAAAGAATTTTTAAGAGCCAAACGGCATATCCTCCAGTTAAATTCTATTGTTGATAAAGATAGTTGTGGAGATAAATCTTGTACTGTGCAAAAAAGAGAAGATGCTACAAGAGCAAAACATGGAGATAATTGTTTTAAAGAAGCGTTTTTGGAAAAAGCAAAAAAAACAAATCTAAAACGTTATGGTGTGGACAATCCTGCAAAATCAGAAATTGTAAAAGATAAAATCAAAAAGACCAATCTTAGAAAATATGGATGTGAATCATATCTTTCTACAAAAGAAAAGCAAATCAAATCCATAAAAACAAGCAGAAATAAATACAATACTGATTTTCCTTCTCAATCAGAAGAAATAAAAAATAAAATTCAAGATACTTGTCTTAAACGTTATGGTCAATCATCTCATCACACAGAAGAATGGAAAGAAATAGTAAAAAAATCAGTACAGAAGAAATATGGGGTAGCCTCTGTAATGCAATTAAAAGATGTAAAGGAAAAGCAACAAGATGCTGTTCTTAAAAATTTTGGAGTTAAACATCCTCTTCAAAACCAAGAGATAAAAGAAAAATTTATATCAACCTGTATCGAAAAATATGGAGTTTCAAATTATTCACAAACAGAAGAATATAAAGAAAAATATAAACAAACTTGCATGAAGAAATATGGCGTCCCTCATCCTATGATGAATGAGGATATAAAAATAAACGCTCTTCAAAATAAGATAGATAAGTATGGAGTATTATATGCTAATTTGGGGGCAGGAGAGCGTGATTTAGGAGCTTATTTGAAAGAATGTACTGGTCTTGATTTTAGTCCAAATGTTCAAATTCTTCGTGGAAAAGAAATAGATTTATTTAATGAAGAAATGAAATTAGGATTTGAATATTGTGGTTTGTACTGGCATACAGAACTATCTAAAGAACCAAGAAAAAGGTCATATCATTATAAAAAATATAAACAATGTAAAGACGCTGGCATTAGACTTATTACTGTGTTTGAAGATGAATGGACACAGCGGAACCATCAATCCAAAGGAGTAATAAAATCTATATGTTCTGATTATGATAAGAAAATACCAGCACGCAAGTGCAAAATTGAAAATATAGATAAAAATACAGGAAGTGTATTTTTGGAAGTAAATCATTTAATGGGTATTTCTTCAAATGCAATAAAATTTTTAGGATTAACGTTTGAAGATTCATTAGTAGGGTTACTTGTTCTGGGAAGACACCATAGGCAAAAAGGAGCGAAAACAATAACTAGATTGTGTTTCAAATCAGGTGTTCAAATTATTGGTGGCGTTTCTAAATTATTAAAAGCATGTAAACAATATTGTAAAGATAATGATATTAGCGAATTAGTTACATGGAGCGACAACAGATGGAGTGAGGGAAATGTGTATGAAAAAACTGGGTTTTCTTTAGATGCCGAACTCCCACCTGATTATTCTTATGTTAACTTAAAAAGTTCCAAAAAAAGAATTAGCAAACAATCCCAAAAAAAATCTAAAACGGGCTGTCCTTCAACCCAAACAGAACGTGAATGGTGTGCAGAACATGATTTAGCACGTATTTGGGATTGCGGCAAAAAAAGATGGAAATTAATCATTGACTAATTTCCATCTACATAATTCTTGACTAATTATAAATTTTTTGTATAATAGCGTACATGAATAAAATGTACATTATGATTGGCGTCCCCGGTTGTGGTAAATCCACATGGTCTAAAGAAAACATAAATGAAAATACGGTTGTTATCTGCAAAGATGCTTTCCGAAGTATGTTACGTATAGATTATGAATACAACAAAAAATATGAACCGATTGTTCATGATTTGCAGACTGCCGCTCTTATCTCTGCTGCTAATAATGGTCTTGATATTATTGTAGATGAGGTAAATATCAATAAAGCCAAAAGAGACAAATTAAAAGAAATTGTTCCTGATTACGAAATCGTATATGTGGTCTTTAAAAATACAGATACATTGGACAGACGCATGAATGAACCTCGTGGTTATACCCGAGAAGAATGGGATGCAGTTATAAAGGGCATGATTAAATCTATGGAGTGGCCGGAAGCTGACGAATGTGATGTTATGTTTGTTCATGGAGAAGAAGTATGATTATTCCTGAAAAATTATACAAACAAATCGTAGACACAATGCCAATTCCGTGTGTAGATGTAGTTATATCAAATGACTCTCGAAGAGTTTTGCTTATACGTCGCTCGGATGAGCCAGCTAAAGGTAAATGGTGGGTTATCGGTGGCCGAATCCACAAGAAAGAATCATTAGTAGATGCTGCTATCCGAAAAGTACGTGATGAAACAGGATTAGAAGTAAAAATAATTAAAAAATTAGATTTTTATGAATACACAAGCGACCAATCTGAACAAAATTCAAAAACAGGAACTCATAGTGTCATTGTTGGATTACACGTCAAGCTTAAACATTCACAAAAAGTAAATCTAGATAAAACGAGTTCTGAGTATAAGTGGATAGGACATATTGAAGAAGATTTAGACCCCTATGTAAAACAGATACTCAGAGATTCAAGAATCTTCTCTTAAAACTATGTCTGTATTGCTAAATATAGCAGTATGGAATTTAAAATTTGGCATGACATTCTGGACATAGACGGTAATACCAGCCTAGAAGACTGGAAAAAGCGTTTTAATGAAGCTACAACTGCAACACGTTATAGTATAGAAATAAACTATCGCAGTAAGATGGAAGAGTGTTTAGAGTCTTTTGCTAAGATAGTTTTGGGCTATGTAAGTGCTGCTCTCAAACAGAATGATTATCATGTCAAACATGTCTTCGACCACAAACCAATTAGAATTTTGATTTCAAGTCGCAATTGGGATGACGGAGAATGGTGCGGGTTAGTTATCTTTGAACCTAAGAACGGTGGAGAATTTACTTTATCTAAGGGATTTTATAATTCAGACAGAAGAAGTGTTTCTATTCAAACTACCAAGAAATGTGATGGCACATCAGCAGCGGAAATAACTGCTGATGTGAGAAACATGATGCATCAATTAAAAGGCAAAAAAGACAGGCACCAAGAGAAATTGAAACCTATTCCGCTCAAGAGAGGGCCAAAAAGATGAGTTTCAAGTTATGGTTAGAAAGTGGTCCGAGTTGGTTTCCAGAAATAGATTCTTCTCATGTTTCTAATTTGAATATATCCAGTGGAGAAATTGATAAATTAGAAAATGGAGATACTCTTACGGACCAATCGGGAGAAGAATGGGCATTTAGGCGTGTTGGTCTTCCTGAAAGGTATGATTATTTTATTTCAACTACCCATCCCAATGAAACATGGAAACCCGGAGAAGTTAGAATTCTAAGGTCAGAAGAAGGTATTATTCCTACATACAGAGGCTACAGGCCCATATTAAAAAGATTAAAGAGCAAACAACATTCTCCATGGGGTATATAAAAAGAAAAGGACAGTATTATGAATTTTAAACAATGGTTAGAAATGGCGGAAGTAAGTCGTCAATCAATTCCTTTAGACCAAGCGGACATAGATTATATTAAACAATTTCCTCCGAGAAAGTGGAGAACCGCTTTGAAAATGAGATACAATGATTTATTATTCCAAGCAGTTAACTCTGATGGGAAAATAAAATCTGGTTGGAACGATGTTCAACAAATAAACCTGCCCTCTTCAGGCAGAGGTGACTCTAGACCTTATACAATAGATACTGGAATGAGAGCGGTTGTTAAAAAGCTTAAATCGCTTGGATATGATTTAAGAGGGATTAATGACGCAAATAAAACTATTCCTTATTTTACCCCCATGTCTTCGAAAACTGCAAATCAAATTATGACAAGATTGAAAAAAACAGACCCAGAATATACAGGAGGCGAAAGAGGAAAGAGCTACGCTCCTGAAAATATGCAGCCAAATGTTGCCTTTTTCTCTCCAAATCAAAACGCCTCTAGAAGAGATGATATTGAACCTACAGATAAGTCGATGTCAGGAATAATGGGCAAACACAATTACGAAGTATCTAAAGATGAAATAGAACAACAAGTTCAAAAAATTATGGAACGTTCTTTTTCTGGAATGGAATCAAAAAAGGATAGCGTTTTATATCCAAATGTGCTGTGGTGGTCACAGCCAAATAGATATAAAGAGTTATGGCAAAAAATAAATAGAAGAATTTTGTTGAATTGGAAAAATCCTTTAGTGCATACCGAAGAAGGAAGGATGAAGTTTATCCATAATGAAATAAGAAAAGTTGTTCAGAACGGAGTTGCTGGACGACGAACTTTAGAAAAAATGAGGAACATAGGACACGATGTTAATTCTTTATTCTCCAAAATAAATCCAGAAACAAATGCTAAGTGGACGCCAATTGAAGTTAAACAAGCTTTAGCAAGACCCAGTGGAACGAATAGTCCCAATGCGTCATCTGATTATTATCACCAAAGAGGAAGAACCGTAGCCGACCTATCACCACTCCCGAGCGCCGACGCTCACAGTCAGTGGAGTAGTGATGTATTAGCCGCCCATAAAATTATATTATAAACTTTCGTCTTAGAAACTATTCAAAAAGAATGAAAACATTTGAACAATATCTTAATGAAGACGGTCAAGAAGAGCATGGGTTTATTACAAATCCCACAGTGGAACAACAAAAACAAATTTTAGAGGCTGGGGATAACATGTATTCATGGATTAAA